GGATTTGCGTTTATTGTTTTTGAATACCAGTCGGTAGCCGAGCCAATTGCGCTATTTTCGTAACTTTCTTTAACTGCGTAAGTATTCCAATCGTGAATGTAAATGGTTGTCGTGTCGATGTTTCTAGATATTGCACGCTGAATAATCCAACGGCCATTTCGTTGAAACAATACCCAACCCATTGTTTTGCAAATTTCTAGCAAGAAATCGAAAGCATTAATACCTAATTCGTCAAAGGTAAATTCTTGGACTAACAAATTTTCGCCAATTGTTTGCGCAAAAATGGACTTAGTATTGTCCATAACTAAACCCTCATATAGATCATTACAAACCTCGTAATCTAATTCGAGGTCTAACGATTTTAATTGGTCAAAAATTAACGTTCCTAAATCCGTATCAACGCTCGGGCCTGTTAAAGTAATTTCTTTTAACTGAGCCAATCCATCTGTTGCGGTAATTACAACCGGATAAGGCGGGTCCTGAAATGGCTCGCCGGTAATGTCGTTTAACAAGTAGCCTTTAAATACAACGTCGCCTTGAAATTTATGAATTACCAAAAACTCTCGGTCCGAGTAACTAAAGAAATTTCTAAAATCGGTTACGTCCGTAGAATAAAACGATACGGTAAGCGTTGCCGACATAATGCTGGACGTAATGTCCTCGTTGTCTTCGCGCTCGTATTTGTGAACGGCTGGAGCCTCGGTTGCAATTAATTCAGTTGACGTTCCAACAAACCCGTCCTGGTAAATTTCTACGACGTTCGAATAGTCGTCAATATCTTTAAAAGGTATTGTATATTTTAGACCGTATGCCATTGTTTAGAATTTTCTCGCTCTTGTTTTGTTTGCTCTGTTAAGCGTTCCAACTAGGTTGTCGCCGCTAATTGTAAAGGTAACGTTTCCGCCCATCATATTTTGCAATTTAGACAATGGCGCAATTACTTCCGGGTTAGTCCTTGCTCCGGTATATTCACCAACCAATGCTGGAGTTGGCCCGCTTACAATACCACCGTTGGCAAAAGGTTTTAAACCTCCGATTCCCAAACTAGAACCGCCTTTTAAAAGCGCTCCAAAACCACTTTTGGCGCCAGCGGCTTTACCCGCAGCCATTACCGCGCCACCGGTTAAAATGTTTAGCGTTACCGCCGCAGCAATTGCAGCCGCAAACCTTAAAACCATTTGTTTTAACGCATCAAAAATGCCCTGAAAACTTATTTTTCCAGTCTCTGCAAGTTGCCCAAGCGCTTGGCCAAACATATCCCCAACAAATAAAGCCGCGTTCATATTTTGAGCAACCAATTGAGTTTCGTAAGCCATTTGCTTTTGAGCCGCCGCCGCTAAATTAAGCCGCTCAATTGCATCCTCTGGAATTGTAATGCCTGGCATTGTTGCTGCAATTTGCTTATTCATTGCCAGAATTGTAGACGTTGCCGTTTGAACCATTGCCAAACGCTCCGGAGTCATTTGTTTAGTAACGTCAGTCTGTCCACCAAAAGCGTTTCTTTGACCTACATTTTTTAAAGTTGCGTCCTGGTTTTTAAGAAATTCGCTTGCTTCTTGTCTTAATTGCTTAATTCTTTGTTCGTGCGCCTTTTGACGTGCCGCCGCTTGCTTTTCAACTTCGGCGGTGTTTGCCTTTGTTTGCGTTGTATTTGTAGCCGTGGTGCTTGCTAGTAATTGCTCTGAGGCTCCTTGTTCTTTTCTTAATTTAACATAGGTTTGAAATAGCGCTTTTGAGTCTTCAACCGTATGCCCTAAACGAATCATTTCATTTAGAAATTTAGTTTGAGACGTTCCAGCCTCTAAAGTAGAAAGGCTCAAATTATCAAATTCACTAGCGACATCCTTAACCGTTCTAACCGTATCGTCTGTCGAATCGTTAACTTTTAAAAGATAGGTCCGCGCTTCGTCTGAGGATTCAGCAAGCGTTTTAAATGGATTCATTAACTCCATTATTTCGCCCATATTTCTAAGGGACGAAATAACATTGTTAAGGTCCTTAACAAACCAGTTTATAAAGCCGCTAGAACTGTCTCCAATGTTTTTAAATAACTGGGTAATGTTATCCTCTAGGTTGGAAATGGCGCCGCCTGTAGTCTTAGAAATAGCCTCCATTGACCCCGCAACACCTTCTAAATTTCCAAGACTTAAAATATATTCTTGAATCGCTTTATCAGATTTTGCGACCTCTGTCGTAATTCCTTTAAAAGTAAATTGCACGACGTCACCTTGCGCCGATGCTTTAATACCGAACTCCTTTAAACGCTCAAATTCGCCAGTTTGCGCGTCCAAAATCGCTTCTGTTAATTGGTCAAATGATTTACCAACGGAACTGGCAACGTCGCCCATTTGCCGCATTTGCTCCATAGTAGGCACAAAACCGCGGTTGGCTAACTTAACAAATGAATCCGTTAACTCATTAACTTGAAAAGGAGTCGAACTTGCAAAATTAACAATTTGGTCCATTGCAGCCTTGGCCGCTGAATTACTACCTAAAGCGGTAGTTAAAACCGCCTCCATTTTCTGAAATTCTACGGTAGTCGCAAGGATTTGCTTGCCAAAATTGATTAATAAATCAACAGTAAAAACCGCCGCCAATGTTTTGCCAACGTCCGAAAAAGCGCTAGACATTTTATTTGTCGACTTAACCGATTCCTCGTTACTTTTGGTTACGCTTTTGCTTACATTGTCAACCTCCGATTTTAACTCGGTCATTGCCTTGTTAAATTCCTTTAGTTGCGCGACTATGTCAACGTTTAATTTTGCGCTCATTTTATCGTTTTTGTTATCGTGTCAAAATTGGCCTCTTCCTCAAATTTAAGGTTTTGCCATTGTAACCCAATTTCGTATGCCTTTTGCTTTTCCGCTTCATTTGGAATTTTAACCGGCTTAGCATCCAATAACGGGATTTTCCAATACTTTTCTGGCTTACGAATTAAATCACTTTTCTTGGTAACGTTAACGTTGTTTAACTGCACCCAAAGTGATCTAAACAAATTTTCCTGTTTGCTTTCTCGCATTTGATGGCCGTAAGCAATTGATTGATACTCGGCAAAGGACATAAAATAAAAGGAGTCAGGCGCTAGACCTAACTCCCCAATGGCATAATGCCAAATATCGTTAAAAGTTATTTTTTTTTTGAGCCGCCTTCTTGCTCTGGGACTTCGACCTGGGTAATTGCCGACAAGCCAAACATAATGGTTTGCATTACCTTGCCCAATTCTGTTGGATGTGTCATATCGACCCAGTCCAAAATATCCTCGTAAGTTAAATCCAACTCTTTGTCTTTATAAATTGCCTCAACATATAAAGCCGAGTAAACAAATTTAGCAATGGATTTAATTTGACCAACGCCTGGCGTTGTAAGTTGCTCAATCGTCTCCTGGACGTCATAACCTAGCGTTTCGCTAAAATGGATTAACGCGCCCATCCCAAATTTAAGAGGATAGGCGCGCCCATTTATTTCTACTGTTGTTCTGCCTGTGTAGTTCATACGGGCAAGTTAGCAAAAATTAGGTAGATGCTGGAACTACGGTTGCCTTAAGTAAAGGACCTTTTCCGGTAAATTCTACGGAGTAAGTTACTGCGGCTTCCATTTCAGCGCTGACGCTAATAGATGCAACGCTTGCGTTTCCGTAAAATACCAAGTCTCCAGTTACGTTTGTGGTAAATTTCAAAGCAACAACAGAACGACCGCTTAATAGAGTATAAAGGTCGCCAACGTTGTTAACGTCGTCAAATGCAACCAATCCGTCTGTTGAAACTGACCAATCGCGAAGACCGGCAATGTGGTCGGACCAACCGCCATCGTCTTTACAAGTTGCGTCCGCAAGGTCAACGTTTACGGATAGTTCAGAGGAGGTTGCGCATCCAATCATTGTATTACCAAGGTAAACGTTTAGGAGCGTTCCGTTAAATTTGCCAGTAGTAGCCATATTTTTAAGAGTTTAATTCGATTTTTTTTTAAAAATAAAAGGTCTTTAAATAAATGCAAACGTATAAATCAATTGTTAGGCTTAAACATTTCGCATTTCGTTCCGCAAGGAGCGCTTGGCTCTTTACTGAAATAACTTTGCCAGTCGCCTGGCGGTGTTGTGTAACGCAAACAAAGGCTTTTTAATTTGCAGCGCTGCGGTTTGCATTTGGTAAAATCTGCCATCAAGTATAAATTAAATAATTTGAGTCTTGATCTATTATTTTTTCAAATAATTCGTCAATAATAAAACGCTCGGCTGGCAAAGTCGATTGGTATAATTCGCCAACGCCTTTAAAATTTACGGAGTAACTCGCAACGTTTTCCATTGCTGCGGAATTAGTCAACGATTCGACCATTGCCAAACCTAGTAAAGTATAATCCGTCTCGGCGCCAATTGACAACCAAACTCGTTGTCTGTTTTTAAAAACGTCGTAAAGGTCTCCGTATGAATAACCGTCGTAAATAGTAAGCGCATCGGACGATAAAGACCAGGACCCGATTTTGCTTATGTGATCCGTAAACATTCCGTTAGCGTTCGAAACAGAATCCAATTTTTGCATTTCAACGCTCAATTGGTAAGCCTTGGATTTGCCAATTATTTGCTCGCCAACAATTACGAAAAGCGTTGACCCGTTAACCTTGCCCATCAATCCAATTTTCAATCGTTAAAATTTCTCGATGTACTACGTTAGTATCGGTAATACTTGAAAGGCTAGTTTGTTGAATAAGTTTAGCCGTTACAATTTTACCTACATTTAGTAACAAATAATTTTCTGGATAACGGCAAACGATTTGCAAAATAGCGTCTGCAATACTGTCAGCGTCTAACCTACCATAAGGAGCAATTGCAGCCGTAACAACGTCCAAAACGATTGTAGTAACGTAATTAAACTCCTGGTTGTCTTTGTCGTCGGCTTGCGTCTGGTTGCCAATTAAAATATATGGAAACGTAGCATTATCCGGCGCAAAAGTATCGTAACAAGGAACAACCGCACCCTTATAAGTAATCGTATTATTAAGCGCCGTCCAATAAGCCTTGCGAACAAATGGTTTAATATTTCTCATTTTTATTTATTAAATAATTTAATCAAAGTGCGCTCGATATTTTTAGGCAATTCCTGGCGTTGTTTATAAACCGCTGGATAAAAGAAAGGTCTTGCTGGCAAGTTAACTTCTTTAATTCCGTCGCCTTTGTATTGAGACGCGAACGCGCTTAATTCGCTAGGTACTTTTACTCGCGTGCCAGTTCCAAACTCAACGTAAGGCGAATATTCAGCGCCAACCTCAACGCCTCCAGTAATTTCGTTTTTACTTATTTTAATTGGCGTTGATTGAATGCTATTTTTTAGCGTTCCGGTATCAACAGGAACGTCGTTTGCCGCGTCTGTTTCAATAGCCAGAATTGAGTCCTCTATTTCCGCTCGAACGTAATCGGCAACGTCTCCCTCCAAGTCTTTTAAGTACTTGTAAAAAGCGTTTAAACTTTGCTTATTAAATTCGATGCTTAACATTTATTCTCGTTCGATTGCTATAATTCTAATCATTCGGTCGTATTCCAGCGCGTCAATAACCGAGTCAATAATTAAAGTTTGGCCAGCGTAAATTATAAAATTTGCCTTGGTAATTGTAACCAGCGGGTTGTCTCTAATAATTATTTCCCATTGGTTTTTAATAACCATTTGATCCTCGGAATTTTGACGACGTCCGGACAAGTTGGTTACCTTGGCCCAACAAGTATAAGATAACCCAGCCGAACTATAAAAACCGCCGTATCCGTCTGCGCTAAGATTTGAGTTAAAAAACGAAATCCTCTCGCGTAAATCGCCGGCTTTAATTTCTTTATTTGTTCTCACGCTCCAAACCAGTTATAAGTTTTATAAGGCATTAACAAGGCTTTAACGCCTAAAGGCGATTCAATAGCTTGTAAGTCGCTAAAGTCCTCTCGGCGTTCGTAAAGCGTATTAACCAGCATCTTAATCGCTAATTTAATATCTTCGGGAACGGTTGTAAATCCAGCAATATAAACCATTCTAAATTTATAGGATTGGGAGCCGCTTATAATGTTAATCTTTGGAAAAACTCCAATGTTTAGTTGGTAATTTAAAGCCGTCTCAACATTATTTTGGTCAACGGTTACAACCTTAGTAACGTCGTTAGCTGCAACCAAAGGCCCATAAGGGATTTGCCATTGATAAGGGAACGAAAACGATTCTATTGTAACAGTCTTGCGAATAATTGCTTTTCCCATATAGGCTTCACAATGTATTCGAGCCATTTTTATAAGGCTAGTTATTAAAGTGTCCTCGGCGCTGCCATCAATTCTGGCGTATTCTTTTGCCTCGGCCAATGTAACTGGTTCGGTAACTGGCGCAACGTCTGCAAATTGGATTGAATAACCCGTAAATGATCCGTTGGTAGGTGTATAAAGTAAATCACTCATTATAATCTCGTTTTGCTTTGTCAACAATAAAGGTATAAAATGCATCCAATTCTTGGTCTTGGTATTTTAGCCGTTCCTCTGCTAGGTTGCGCATAATATTTTGATGGAAATCGTAAAGAATTTCGTCGGTCATTAATTCCTCGATTTTTTTAGCCATTCCATCAATGTCTTCGCGTTCAAAGTAAAGACCAGCGGACCCAAGACATTCTTTTAAGCCATCTGTTGGCGTGCAAATAACTGGCAACCGATTAATAGCAGCCTCTAACGCTACACGTCCGTAACTCTCGTAATCACTTGGCATTAAAACGATGTTTGATTTGCCATAAATCAAATGGATGTCTGGCGTTTGCGGAACGTACTTTAAATTTTTGTAAGTGTCGTCAATTATTTGCTCGCCATAACTACCAAGCACGCCTAGAAATTTAATCTTAGGCAATCGCTTGGCAAGTTCAATAAGTATTTTGCCTCCTTTGTTTTCGTTGCAATTAATAAGCGTAACGTTCTGCCCGTGCTTGCGGTTATATTTTACGTCGTCTGCAAAAATTGGAGGTTTGCAAACGATTGACGGGTTAGGATATGCTCCACCGCCTACGTTTTTTTCGTTTGCTTTGTTGTTGTAAACTACCGAAATATTTAACTGTCTAGCGCGCACAATTCTGTAATCGTGGTCGTTGTGGCTAAGAAAAATCAAATGCTTTTTAAAATGCCTTGCCCAATTAATTGCAACGCCTGTATTATCTAAATGGGTAAAGACAACGTCGGCATTACTTAATGCTAAAAAAAACTCGTTGGAATAATAGCCGGTTATAAATTTTATAAAAGCAAACTTTTCGCCGTCCGGGTAAATCTGGTTTTCGGGTAAAATTACTTCAATGCTGCACCCTTTTTGATGCAAAAATTTAGCGTAATGCTGAACTGTCCACTCGGCGCCCGAGTTATGCGTTCCCGCCCACGCGTGTACAAAAAAAACTATATTCATAAATTTTTTGCTTTGGTTTTAGTAAACCTATTGATTTTTAAATAAATAAAAAAACCCGCACAAAATTGTGCGGGAATTTTCAACTAAAACTAACCTATGAAATTAGTTACCAGAGCCAGATGCAAGTGCCGCAGCAAATGATCCGTAAACAATAGACTGAGAAGTGTAAACTGCAAGTGCAATTCTTTCCTCAACGCGTACGGTTACAAAGTTTTTGGTTACGTTGTCAGCGTCTTGCTCAAAGAATTCAAGCGTGATGCCCTGACGAACGAACAACTGAGAACCAAGCGCCAAATCTCCAACGAAGAAATCGCCAGCAACAACGCCATTAATTGCGTAAACTGGAACGCCCATAATAAACATTTGACCGCCAGTCATTGACACATAAGACGGCAACACATATTCTCCGTAGGTTTCTTTAGTAGAAACTAATTTCAAATAATCAGTTGGGTTAATCATAATAGCGTTAGGGCTATATTCGTTCTTAGTAGTTTGAACTACAGCGGCAGCCAAAACGTCGAATCTGTTGATTGTAGAACCAAAAGAAACGTTTGTATAAGCGGAGCCATCTGTTGCGAAACCGTGCAAGTTTTGACCAGAACCAGACCCGTAAAGAATTTGGGTATCTTCAACGTTCAAAAGTTTGCTTGGCGCACGGCTAGAAAGGTAAGCAATCAAGCCTGGAGTATCGTCCAACATTTCCTTAGTCAATCTCATAAAAGTAGGGATTGTTCTAATAGAACGGTCAACCGCAGTTAGGTCGAAATCAGACTGAGGCTTTGCAGAACCTTGCGCAGTTGGAGCCGCAGCGTTATCGTAAGCAGATTCGCGAACGAAACGGATAAGGTTGCTAGAGGTCTGTCCAACTGGCAACAACTGACGTACGTTTACTTTTCTGTTTGGAGTAAACTTCAAATCTGGTACTCTTTCGGCTGGAATAACTTCGCCAGTATAAGAGTTGCCGATTGTCATATCGCCACCTTTCAATTCAAGATCAAGTTTTACCTTGTTAGCGTTTCCGCTCTTGTAGTTTCCGAAAGCGTCAGAGGCAAATGCTTTCTCTAGTTCGCTAGAAAAAGAATAACCTTTTTGTGCGCTTGCGAAACCCGCTTGCGTTCTTGCGTCTACCTGGTCAAGTTGAGCCTGTAGCGCAGTTGCTTTTTCGTTTAGTTTTGCGGTTTCTTGAGAAAGATTCTTTCTGAATTCCTCACCCGCTTCTTTCATTGACTTTACGTCGGAAATCAACGCTTCGTTGCCTTCCAATTTAGCCAATACAGAGTCCAATTGTGATTTAATTGCTTCCATTTTGTTTTAAATAAATTTTTTAAGTTTAGGTAAATATTCGAACTCCAAAGCCATTGCCAAAGTCGGGTCTTGTACGGTGATGAATTGACTTTCGTCGGATTCTACGGCCAAAACTGAGTTAGTATGCAATGCCTTTAAATGCTCTTGAATTTGCTTTAGTCCGATTTCCAAAGTAATCATTGATTCGTCGGTAAGGTTACCGTTTCTCAATATTCCACAAAACTTGGAAATCATTTCCTCGGTCTTAGGCTTATCCCAAGACTTCATCGATTCGATTGGTGTATTTGGATTGGCTCCCCAGGTAACTGTCGAACCCTCCCAAAGTTTAATTTCTCGAATCTCGCGGTAACCCGCTTTATTATCACTCTTTACAATTTCAAAGCCAACAGAATGCTCGTTAAATACGCCCTCAGCATAAAGTTTAATTACGTCTTTTCCGTAACTGGTTTCGGTAATCTTAGAAACAAAACGTAAGCCTTTGCCGTCCTCGCTTAATTCCATTGGTTTAGCCAATGGCATCAATGGGTTATGCTGGAGTAAGTGCATAATTCGATTGCGTCCCATTGGGCCATTTTCGCCAACAGTCTTCTTATATGCACCGGAAACGATAACGTCGCCGTCCGAATCTATGTTGTTAAACGCGGAAAAATAACCAGTAACGATTCCTTTAACGTCGTCAACGTCTTCGATAATTCCTTGGCTTATATTTTTGTAAATCATTGCGTCTTTTTTTGTAAAAATAAAAGGGTTAAAAAAAAAAGCAAACCAATAAATTACTGGTTTACAAAATAGCCAACCCTTTCCTCGGATTCATAAAATAAATTAGTGTAATCTTTAAAGCCTCCCTCAATATCTGAGTCGCTTGGACGCTGGTAACTTAGGAACGGGTAAACAACGTAACTGTTGCCTCGTGGATGTACGACAGTCCTAAAATATTCGTCTATTGGAACGCTAAACTCTAGGCTTTCCAACTCTTTGCATAGGCTATGCGAATAGTAAATGCCGTGAGTTGTCCAGGCGCCATAAGTACGGGCCAACGTGTTGTTTATCCGGTCAATCCTTTGATCTTTAATATTTGCGCCAAGCATTAACATTTCCCAGCCTTTCGGTAAATCCTTAATTGCATTTAAAAGATTAGTTACCCAGCCTCGATAAGTTGCGTCGTCTTCGAAAATTAAAACGTCGCCCTCGGCCTCTGCAAATATTTTATTAAATGTTTTGGCTAATCCAACCCATCCCCATTCGTGGCGTATTGCGGAAACGCGCTCAAGTTCAAAATGCGGCCCCAACTCCATTTCGCAAATGCGCCATTTATCACGGCGTGAATCCAAATTAATAACCTTTGCAATCATTTACGAATTGGTAACCCGTCAACGTCTCTCATTAATCTAAAAACAACCTTGCATCGGCAATTGCATACTTGCGACGCTGGCGCGCTTGGGTCGCCTGGTCGGTCCATTTCAACACCGCCAACGCTAAACTTTGAATTAAAAGGAATCCAATCTGAATTTAGCATTGCTAAATGATCCGGACGCGTACGCTGGTCGCTCGCTGGTAACCATTTCTTTTCGTACATAAAATCCGAGGTTGCGGACGATTGCATTGCCGCGGTGTTAGTTGCTTTAACCATTTCGGTGCGCGCAATCAATTTGGAGCGGTTGGTAAATATTGCCGCAACGCTTTGCTCAATACTTCGCGCAATGTCTGAAATGCCTAACCCTTCTTTTAATCCGGACGCAACCAATCGCTCAATTAATGCAACCGACGTTCTATTAATGTCAATTAATAAGCCACTCAAATTAGTAACTGCAAACCGTCTCATAAAGTCACGCCATCCAGCGCGTAACGCTTCTTTTGTTGCTTTGCTCGGCGGTTGTATTGCATTATACATTGCGTCCGCATAGGCAACGCCAGCGGTAACGTAAAGGTCCTCCAATACGTCGGCCAATGGCGCTGGACTAATTAGGTCGAATTGATTTATATTACCTGGCGCCTCTTTAATCGCGTCCAAATATGGCTTTAATTGCTTTTTTAAAGCCGTGTAAATCTGTTTTTCGTATCGCCTTTCGTAACGCCTTTGCAAAGCATCTAATTGATTGGCTAAAGCAATTTCCTTACGCGTTGGTTTCGGCATAGTCCCCAGCGTTATCGATGTTTTCGATTGGTTGCGCGCCGTATTCGTCCAAGGTCATTAAACCCTGGGGAATAAATGGCTTATCCATTAACTCGTTTTCGTAAACTCCGTAATTCATTGCCGTACGTTTTTCGTTAGGCGTTAACCAGTAAGCCGCTGACAATTGCGCAACTAATTTGTCCATATCGTCTTGCATTTCCGGATAAGCCATATAATCGAAATCGACAAAGTAGTTGTTTTTGCCGTAACTTGGCAAAAGCCAGTTGTTTAATACGTCGCGAATTTCAACGTGCAACGGACGAACAACGTTATTAATTAGGGCCTTGTAAGCCGTCTCGGTGTTGTTAAACGTGCTTGCCTCTGTGTCGCCCAATAGTTTAGCGTCAACGCCGTAAACTCGGCAAAGTGAGCGTAAAATTACTTTTTGCGTGTCGATAATAGACATATCGACCGCGTTCATTCCCATTTGAACCCAAGACAATTTGGCTGGCGTAATAATTACGTCGCCGGCTCTGTTTGCTCCCTGGTAATTGTGCGCGTAATCCTCCTTTAAGCCTTGCGCTTGCTCTCGTGTAATGTTAACGCTTCCGTCTCCCGTTAGTATACCACGCGCTCCCATATTTTGGAGCATACTTAAAAGCGCTTGCTTGCCATCGTTTGACGTGGTTAGATCACGAACCGCTGAGCGTAAAGGTGAGGCGCCATAAAGATGGTTAGCCGTACCAGCCTGGTAACTAATATTAAAATTCTTTAAGTGTCCAACGTTTCTGGCATCGATGCGCTCGTAACCGTTATACGTTAAACGGTACTCCTTAATCGGCTGGTTTAAACCGCCAGAAATGATTTCCATATACTGAGACGGCAAAGAATAAAGCGCAATAATTGGCGCGTTTGGTTGGTCCCCACGTCTTGCGCCGTACATATAAGCATTTCCGGTAATCAATCTAAAGGCTGCAATTTCCTTTAACCAGAGGTCCCACGTTTGGAATTCGTTTGGCTTCTTTAGCAATCGGTCTAATTCAGGAATATTAACCTCTTCCATTGCCTTAGTGCGCAACTTTTCAGCGGACCATTTGGCGCCAGAATTTGGCATTGTTCCACTCATTGACTTGTAATATTTAAATGCCTTTTCGTCTTTGATTTCGTAGGTAATAAGCGGCGCCGCTGACAACTTGTTAACGATTAGGTTAATAATCGAGTAAAGGTCGGAGTTAAGGTAAAGACCTTTTTCGACAAAGTTTTGCGTTGTTGGCGCGGTCCAGATTACGTTGTTGCCCAAGTAAGGGAAAACGGCGTTTAAATATGTTGCGTCCTTTTTATTAAGTCCAACTAGGGATTTGATGCGGTCGATGTAATTCATTCCGTGCGTCTTTTTTTGTAAAAATAGGATATTAATATAAAAAAATCATTGGATAACCTAAACGTGCCAAAAATCATTGGTATTCGTTAATTTATCAAACGCGTACCTAATCGCATCGATTGTATGGTTGTAATCGTCCCGCGGCGTATCACTTCGTTTGTCGCTCCAAATGTAATTATTCAACTCTTTTATAATCGTCTTGCTTTCAGCGGTTACGACAATCTGGTAGTCTTGCATTTTTTTTATGCCATAACGTACCGAGTCTGGCCCTTTTGTGCAAGGGATAATATTAAAACCTAAGTTGTAAACCTCGTTTATTAGTCTTGGCTCAGCGCTATCGGCTACAATCATTTCGTTAGGCTGGCAATGTTTGCCAATGCGCTTAACAATATCGCTGGTTGTTAGTCCAACCTCGGCAAAGCATTCCTCGCAATAGATTAATCCATTATCTTCGTCGACGGCTACCTTTACCAAAGTCGTTGGATCAATGCTAAAACCAAAGTCCATCCCAAAACCAAAAGGTAAAGACGTATCGAAATTCGCAATTTTCCAGTTTTCAAAAATAACTCCCTCGGCTTTATCCATCCAGGCGCCCATAACAATATGGTTGTACTTGGTTGGATTGCGTTGCCGCATTGTCTCAAATCGGTTTATAACCGTTGGGTTAAGGTTGTCTATGTTGTCTAAATAGGTCGTATGGATGTAAGTACAATCGTTTTTGAGTCCTATAAAGCCAGAATTAACGCCGTAATCCTCAAAGAAACGTTTATAAACCCAATGCTCTTTGGTTGCTGGATTCATTACCAACAAAACGCGGTTTGGTTTGTGTACGGCCCTAACAGATAAGTCGATGCGGTCGAAAATGTCTTCGTCAACCAGTTCCTCTGCTTCGTCTAGTAACCAGGTAGTTACTCCAGCAATTGATTTTAGGTTAGCGGTTGCCGTGCCTTGGCTGGTTTTTATGCCTCGAAATAGGATTTTTGAGCCGGTTACCTTGTTAATTATTTCGCTTTGGGTTATTTCAAAGTCGCCCTCTTTATTCATTAACTCGATTTTGTCAATGAATTCTGGAATAATGGAAATAAACGCACTCGTTAGCGTCCATCGGGTAAATAAAATAACGTGGCCTTCTTCATAAGTAAGGTTTAGCAAAAACATAGACAACGTCCAGGACTTGCCGGAGCCACGCCCGCCAGTTACTAGATAATAACGCGTTTCCGGTTGCTCATAAAAAAGCGGTTGGTATTTGTCAAGCAGTTTAATTGCCTCCATTACTTGCCTTTAAGCCATTCTATTGGCGGAGTTACCTTGTCGCCTTGCGTAGTAACGTCAATCTGTTGCTTAGGCATACCAAAGCGGTAATTTAACCAGGTCTTTATTGCCTGAATGTCGCCGTCTTGGCATTTATTCCAAAGCGCACGCCAAGCGTCCTCTGGGACGGCAATCGCGTCCATTTGCTCAATAATCCTAATTTCGTCGGCCTTTGGCTTTCGACCCGCTCCGGGCCTTACGCCTCCATTTTGTCCCATCTGAAATAAACTGTTTATTCAGTCAAAGATAAAAAAAAGTCTAGCGACTGCTAGACCTTATCAAAAACGAGCAAGGTATAACTAAACCAGGACGCATTGGTTGCCGCCTTTCTTAGTTCATTGCTTGCCTTTTCGTTGTATTTAAACCCGCGTTCGGTTACTTGGTTAATAATGTAGTCGTTATTTCTACAATTAACGTGTCCGCTTCCTCCTTGGCCCTCAATTGCCCACGAAATAATTAGCGTCTTTTTAACGTGCTTGGTAATGTTGTCAATAAACTGATCCTCAAACTCGGCTGGAATATGCTCGCCAACCTCTAAAGACAGAACCGCGTCAAACTTCTTTTTTAAATAGAAAGGTTTTGAGAGGTCTAGGACGCGTCCAATTCCATCCGTTAGTGTTTCCGTATTTGGATTCCCATCGAACGCCTCCACGGCCAAATTAGCAGCCTTAAACGCCTTGGCATAATCACCCATCCCACAACCAAAGTCAACAACTGTTTTAATTTCATTGTCCAAAAGATATTGGGTAAGCGCATTGGCTAGACTGCGGTCGTGAATGTGTCCGGTTGCGTCGGTTGTTTCCCAGTAACCTAATTCGTTTATTTTCATATTTTTAATTTTTCCAAAGTTATAAAAAAACCCTAACCACTTGGCTAGGGATTTTACTTTAAAACATAAACCCAAAAAAACTATTTTTTAATCAATAGGTCGGTAATTTCTTGCCCGTCCCGATAAATATTTAAATAACCAATTACTTTATCAACTTTATTGTTGCGCTCAAAATCTGTTGTTTGTGGCATCAATCTAACCATTCAAATTGGCTCTCTAATTTTAGAAATATTAAACGAGTATATGCCTCTAGGTGTTGAATTAATGTAATAAACTTTTCCTTTTGTTTTAAAATTATCCCATTTAATTTTTTCAATTAATAGATCAACGTAATCGGTACGTCTGCATTTTAATTCGTAAACCTTTTTCCTATTTAAACTAAATGCATCTATAGAATTGAATTGGTCAGTTTTTTGTAAATCTGAAATTACTTTTTTTAAAAGGTCAAATAAATCGCTTTCTTTTAAATTGGTTAAATACTCCGTTTTATCAATTATCACAATTAAAGTAGGGTAATTACTTGATTTGTAACGTTTCCAGAAAAATCGCAAAGTTTACCATTCCATTCAAACTTTACCTCTTTTTCTCGGCCGTGATAAGACGCGGCAATTAATCTAATTTGACGCTGGACAAGTTCAATATTTGTAAAGCAACCTTTGCCTTTATTATTCCAATCGCTCCAACTCCCATCTCTTAACCGGTAACGGATTTCCAGCGAATAGTCTAGTTTACTTTTCGGCAATTGTTTAGCCATTATTTTTCCCTAATTAAAACCTCTAATCCGATTGCGTCGCAAATCTTGCGCAAGTTAAACAGGCTTATTGATTCAAAGCCATTTTCAACTTGGTTAATAGGTTGATGGCTTAAACCAATTTGTTGCGCCAAATCTATCTGGTTAATACCAAGCCTCTTTCGTGTTTTTCGTATTAGACGTCCTTCCTCTAGACTCATTTTCGTTTTGTTTCCACAAATATAACTTTTAAATAATTATCCAATTAAAAACAGACAATTTGTTTAAAATGGCAAAAGTGGGTAAATGCCCATTTGTATAAATTCCTCGCCTTTTTTTACGATGCATTTGCGAACGTTCAACTCGTAAACATTTTTATCGTTAAAACCGTACTTTTTTTGCGCAATATCTAGGAGCAATTTAACCGGATTGTCCAGATCACTCGATTTGTTGCTAAATCCAAAAAAAAACTCAATCCTTAGCATTTGTTCAACGTCAATTTTTGCCTTTGGCATAGTAAGCAAAATAGTTTGCTCGTAAGTTTTGTAAATAGGCGTTTTAAAACGCTTTCCTTGCCAGGCTTCGTTTACGCTCAAAGGCTTTTCGTTTAGTTTAAATTGTATCATTTACAAGCCTTATAAACAAAGTCCATTGCAATCGTATACAAAGCAACAACGACCATAAAAAGAAAGCCAAAAGGCATCTTAAAATGCGTTAAGGCGAAAATACTTAGCACGGTATTAACCGCGCTAAATAAATCCGCTTTTTTAATGCTAAAAAGGTAAAACGTCTTTTTCATTTTTTTCGATTATTTCACGTTTTGCAACTACTAGCGTAAACTCTTTTTTCTCTTTACCCTGACCAGGTTTCCAGTCGTCTACTTGTAAATAATGAGTTGGCTTGCCTTCGACCTTTTGCGGTTTTTCCTTTACGTTTAGGCTTACAAATTCAGTGTCGTTTTGGTTTAGGTAATCCAAAAGAGTATTTAAATCTTTTCTGGTAAATGTAACCTTTGGCAAAGTTCCAAATTGTGTTGCGAGCATTCTGGCCGTTCCGGCGTAAATCTTTTCCATTTTTTTTTGCTTTTAAATTAATTGATCTAAATTTTTATTCTCTTTAATCGACTCCAAAATAAACATTTTCCAAATCCTGTTTTTTGATTTTGCGGCAACTGTTGACTCTTCGACCCATTTCTGGGTTATCCTTAATTCTTTTCGAACGTCTTGCTCAATTTCCTCGACGTTAAACAACCAAGGTTTTAAAATTCCTTTTTCCTGGAATCGATTAAACCAGTAAACTCCCCATTCCGCTATGTGTCTACACGTTCCGGTTTCCTTAGCGTGTTGGTAGTTGTCTCGAAACGTCTGTTTTCCAATTTCATTCCAATGCGCAATTTGCTCTGGGGATTGTTCGCGGTCTTTGTTATGGAGGTTTTGTATTTCCATAACGATTTGGCTTTGGTGATGCTGGTAATACTGGTTAATCCAGCCGTTTACAGTCTTTTCGTTAACGTGGTAAAAATCGCCGTATTGGCCCCGCATTCCGGCGTGCAAAATGTAATCAACACGTTCGTCTGTCATCCAGCCAAATTTTTTAAATAGATCATTTAGGCAATTAATTAATTCAGTCGCTTCGTCTTTTTTGTATTCTTTGAACTGTTTAAGTCCGCATACAAATTCCATTTTTCTTAAATGTTTAATAATTGTCTCCGTCATTGTTTTTGTTTTTAAATTGTTCTTTTTCTTTTTGAATGTCTTGCCAGATTTCCTCGAATACGTTGTAAGTTTCTTTTTTTTTTGCAGCCTTAAAATTACCTTTTAAATTATTTGACAAATAAAGGTTAAAGGAGTTTTCTGCTTTTGCAATTGTCATTGATTCGCCTTCTTTAATTATGGCCCATTTTTTAAAATGGCTTTTAATTGTTTCTGTATCTGTTGAATGTACTGCGCTCATTCGCTCAAAGTAGGGACGCTTTAAAGGCTTTTCTTTATTAAAATCATTAAAGATATCATCCAAAGAAAAAAGTGCGTTAGCGCTTTCTTTATTAATTACATTACCATTTACATTAACATTATCATTTACATTAACATTACCATTTACATTAACAGCCACGTTTGCTAGGCTTTGCTTAGCGTTGCTAGGTTTTGCTAGAACTTCGCTAGCATTGCTAGCCTTTGCTAAACCTCCTTTTCGTCCAGCCTCAGAGCGTTGTTGTTTTTTTTCGTCCCAAACTACCAAATCCCTTTTTAACTGGGTCTTAATTGGTAAAAAAGCAATCTTTAAAAGTTTGTCGTTTGTTTCTGGACTTTCGTCGTTGACGTATGCAAAAATATGCTTAATCAACTTTCCAGCGTCTTCGTCGGTTAGTTCCTCAAATACCTCTCTTTGGTCGGTATATAGAACAAATGATTTTTTGCCTTGCATAAGAAATAAAAAAAGGCCCTATCGTGTCGGAGTCGATGGGCCTGGTTGGTTTTCACCTATGAAACATTCAAGGCTCCGACCTCTTGGATGTTTCATTTATCAAATATAACGCTTTTGAAATTATCCAACTAAATACCTTTTCTTTAGTTGAAAATAAATGCAAGCATAAGACCGGTTTAATTTAATTGCAATTGCCTTTGTTGGTTTTCGGTCTTGCCACATTTCAAAGATCAATTGTTTTTCGTCTTCAGTTAGAATTTTTCTCCGCATAATCGTTTATTATTTGTTCAACGGCTGCCAGGCAATCGGTATATACTGGCCCTCCCCAGTCAATAGATTCGTGGATGCGTTCAAATAGTTTAACAAAGTCGTGAAACTGTTTAATTGTTGCCTCGCCTTCGTCGTAACCCTCTAGAAACCTAAACGCCTTTGTTGCGTTACGCTTTAAGGAATTAATAATGTTTTTATGCTTAACAGTTAGATCGTGGTCATAATGCTTTAAAAACGTGCAGTCTTCGTAATTGTCTAGCATAATTTCCTGGAGCGCCAGGTAAACTAAATATTTCTGGGTTGCCCGATGTTGCAACTCTTTTACAATTTCCTCTTTTGTCATTTCTGTAAATAATAACGTGCAACTCGTTTGTCGTTAATCGTTACCATATCGGTAACAACCGCAAAACCTTCGCCTCTAAGGTTTGCAATTCGAGCGGATAGCCTAAAGCATCCAAACATATTAAGCGCCTCCATTGGCGTAATTGAATATCCGTTTAAGAGCCAGCCTTTTATCAATGCATTTTGAGATTCTGGTTTCATATTTCTGCAAGTTTTTCGATTAAATATTTAGTTTCGAAATAAACTGCCCAAAATTCCTCCTCTGTAACTTCATTCCAGTTGTGATTTTCAAACCAGTAAAGGACTCGGTTAGGTTTAATTTTTATGTCCGGGTAAAGCTCCAACCTCAATTCTCCTTTACTAACGTGGAGGTGAATATTGTCGTTTAAAAGCTTAACAAAATGTAGGTCGCCAACTCTAAAGAATTGCGGCAACTCAATTTCTGAGTTGATTACCTGTTTAGTCGTAATCTTAAAATTTTCCATAGGTGTTATTTGGTTAGGTGTTTAAACTAATTTCATTCCAAGCATATAGCCAAGCGCAAAGATTGGCGCAAAGGCTAGGATTGCGTAAAGGATTTTTCCGGTGATTTTAATGGCTTTTTTCATAATTGTTTTTTTTAAGTTTTCGAAATATCTAAACAATAAATAATAAAAGCAAGGTTAAACTAATTTTTTTATTAAATTCTTATGCGTTGCTTCTTTAACCAAAACGTAAACTCGGTTATAAGGTAGTCGGGTATCCTCGGCAATTTCCTTGTTGTTGTAACCCCAGGACGCCAAAGTAATTACCCGGTTAACCAGGTATTTAGGCATCGACTCGACTAGGTTTGTGCTGCTCATTTTCCGAGGTGCTTTAACGTGCAGTTTTAGCAACGTGTAAAGTATATACCCTACTTGATTGACAGTTAAACCGAGCGCTTTGCTTATGCTAGTTTTAGTGTATCCATCAAGATACAAGTCGCGAACCATTTCGCTTATTTTTTCGAATTTGTTAGCAGCCATAAACGTTGGAATGTTTCGTTAAAAGGTAATTTTTCAGTTTGGTAAGTTGATCTAATCCCCTTCGGCGTAAGGTCTCCAGGTCTTTGTATTTCGTTTCCTAAGTATTTCATTGCATTATTTCTTTAAGTTGATTCCAAATATTAATTTGATTCTCTCCCCAGTACATTTCACATTTACCCTTTTTAATTGGAGCCTCGGTAAAATATGCTTGCCGGTATTCGTTAGGCGTTGCCGTATAACGGTAACAAGTTTCTTTCTGGGGACAATTTGTCCCTTGGCACATTGTTATATCAGGCATCTTTTTCAAATGTTTCTTGGTAGTATTTTTCTCCAGTTAAATAATATTCGTAATTGCCAGCCGTTTGCGTTTTTTTTAATTGCTTTCCGTGGGCCTCAATTATTTGGTTTTTTTCCATTGCCTTGGCCTTCTCAAAAAGATAATACCAAGCGAATTTGTCTTTAGGCGTTTCGCATAGTTGCTCAAATATCCAGTCTACTGCGGTTTGTTTCATTTTATCTGGAGGTTAAAGTTTTCGATTAGCCTTGCTCCGGTTACATTTTCGCCGCGTTTAATGGCTTCTTTAATTGCTACCTTGTCAGCGGTCACGACGTTTTTAACGTTCTGGAATGCATTTGGCAAAGCCTCAATAATATCGACCTCGACCGCTTCACTTTTGCGAATGCTTAACTTAAATAAAGGCGACTCTATTTTTTCGATATTGCTTACTAGCATTGCATTTTTAACCGCGCTTTTTAACCGGTCAATCGCTCGCTCCTTGCTTTCTTTCATTGCTTTTAAACGCTTTATTTCGTTATCGATTGCATCCGCATCGCTCTGGATGTTTGCAATTACCTTGGCATAATTGCCAGCCTTTACTTGCAATTGTTCCTGGTTAATTACTAGCGCAGCCTCTAATTCTGGCGTTAGTTCCTCGGTTTCCAATAGGGACGCTAATTCGAGCGCGTCCCTTGTTATTTCATATAAATTTGCCATTATATTAAGCCGTCTAAAATGTCCTGTTGATCTCTGTTAAAATTGTACTTGGCCATCGCCTCAATTGCTTGCTTGCGTTGCGCGTCAGTTCCGTTTAAATACCGTACTATATAGGCAAATTGTTCGTCTGTTGGCGCGACCTTAACCGGAGCCTTTGGCGTATGGTCGTTGCTTGCGTCTGGGTCAAGCGCTGAATCGTCGATTAGAAACAAACCATTTAAAGCGTACTTTCTTGCGTAACTGCTAGACGCTCCAAAGGACTGGCCCACGTCCATACCTTTACGATTTATGTCAATACCAGCCTGAGCGGTAACCGTCCGGCCCTCTAGGTCTTTTTGTATGCTTGCGGTCGCCTCAATAAATACTAAGCCTCCGACCTCTTTAACTTCGTCGTGCAAGGTTAACGTACATTCGTATTTTGCAAGCAATGGTTTAACCGCCTCCAAAATGTCTTCGCAAGACCTATATTTATACTTTCCAAAGGAGTTAAATTGATTCTTAGGCGCTTTCAATTCTGCCTGAATTTTTACTAATTCTTTCATAGGATTTTTTTGGTTAATAGTTTCGTTCAATCTGTAATTCTAGTTGCATTAACAAAGACGGCGTTGGAGTTACCTCCGTTTCGTCTTGAAAACAAGACAAGGAATAAGTGTTGTCAATCTTTACCTCAATCTCGCCGTACGCTGGAGCGTATTCGCTTTCGTCTTCGCCCCAGTTGGTAACCGAGTAGTCGCCTTGCCAGGTGTAGGTTTTGCCCTCGTAATCAAACATTACCTCCTGGTCGTAATAAAATTCCTCTTCGTAACTCATAAATTGGTTGGGTTTAGGTGAATAATTAGACCAAAATTATAAGGTTTAGATTAAAAACAAAAATATTAATTACTTTTTTTTCAACACTTCGACGCGTTTTGTCAACCGGAAATTTTTATTGTTTATAACTTGCAAATAAAACGATGGAGGAAAGCCAAGTATTAAACCCGTTTGGCTACGGAAATGCCAGCCGGGTAATTGACGAAAACAGAAAGCCAGCGGAATGGTATTGGGAATATCTAGAGTTTAACCAGGTAATCGAGGAAAACGAGTTTTACGTTTTGTTTTCCGATGGCCTACTGGTCAAAAAAGGACGGTCTAAATTCCAAACAAGCCAGTATTTAAAAGGAGAAAAATTTAAATGTTTTAAAAATGTTTATGAAAGGTTTTAAAGAGTTTTTAATTGTCGTATTGGGAGCGGTTGTATTTGCTATTTTCGTAATCTGGCTTTACTCATAATGGAATTTAGTACTCAAGTATCTGAGGTTTTAATTGAAATTAAAGACCTCTTAATAAGCAAAAATTTAAAGTACGGCAACTCAGCTCTCGAGCCGCTTGGCGTATTTAGTAAGTTGTCCGCTGAGGACGGACTACTTGTCCGCATAGACGATAAATTAAAGCGAATTAAAAACGGATCACTTGACCGGGACGACGAAGACGTTATTAATGACTTGATTGGCTATCTGGTACTGCTAAAAATATTGGAAAATTCTAAGCGTAATTATGACGAGTTAGACGGCTCCCATAAATGGCGAGATATTAAGCAAAAGCAAGAGCTAATTAAAATGATGCAAGCAGATTTAAGAGATAATTTGTATTAATTACGGCGAAATCGCCAAAATAAAAATAGTCAGGTGGTGAAATGGTAGACGCTATTTAGATAAAACAGTTCAACACGAGATACGACCTCATTAAAAGTCTGATAATAACTAAATGGAAGAGTGAAGGATAGTAACTCTTCGTACAGGTTCGAATCCTGTCCTGACTACTATATTGCGGCACAATTTACAATAAGCTGCCAAATTGTAAAATATCTTTAACCTTATCAATTTAAAACAATGAACATAATCCAAATAGATTTCCCAGCTACTCAGTATATAGCAGAGGAAACACAAAAGAAACAAATTTATTTACACCACACGGCTGGCAGTCCAAACGGCGTTGGAACCTTTGGTTGGTGGGCATCCAATACCGAAAGAGTCGCAACCTGTGTTTCTATCTCTGGAATTGGCAAAGGATGTGTTGACGGCCAGATTGTGCAAGGTTTCAGCTCAAAGTTTTGGGCTTATCATTTAGGATTGCAGACAAGTACCTTTAGCACTCGCAAAATTCCTTATCAGCAACTAGATAAAATTAGTATTGGTATTGAAATATGCAACTGGGGAAATCTACGCGAATCTAATGGTAAATTTTACAACTACGTTGGCAAAGAAATGGACAAAGGAATTATCAAACTAGACAAGCCATTCAAAGGATTCCAATATTTCCACGACTATACAGACGCACAAATTGAATCTGTAAGGCAATTGCTTTTACTTTGGAATAAAAGGTATAACATACCTTTGGATTACTGCGAAGACATTTGGGATATTACACCGAGAGCGTTAAAAGGTGAAGCTGGTGTTTATACCCATAACTCCGTTAGAAAGGATAAAATCGATATCTATCCGCATCCAAAAATGATTGAGATGTTGAAAAGCCTGTCTTGACAAATCCTGTAAAAAAATCGAGACAATTACGGAAGTTTTCCGAATTATGAGGGTAAAATTTGCAATTTTTTACCTTTGAGTTTACGAATCGAAAACCTTTGTTAACCTTTAGAATAACTTTTTAGACACGCCTAAACTGTGCGTTTTTGTCACGGGTTGGAATTGGTAGCTAAACAAATATTTGTTGTCCACATAGCTAAGGTTTGCCCCCAGTTTTAAATCTGAGTTCACCGCAGCGCCTAAATAAAATCCTTTGCTCTTCTTTATAATGGTTTCCGTTTTTGTCTCGGTAATTGTATTGGTTACAACTGGCAATTTATAATCGTTCGTAGCGGTCATTTTAAGCACCTCTCCGAGGACTTCTCCGTTTACCTTAGTACTCCCATATTCAAAAGGAAAAGAGGTCTCAAAACGGCTAATTTTAGGCTTAAAATCGATTAGTACAGTATCCCTCAAAACTTGCGTTTTTATCTTTGTTTTTGGGATGTAAATCGTGTCGGTCGACGTGATGTATAGAGTATCGGTTAATCGCTCAGTTTTTGTTTTGTAAACGGTTTCGAATTCTGGTCTAGGGAAAACCACAAAGGCCAAAACAACGCCTATTAAAAACGAAATAATCGCAATCCTAATCCGTTCGTCGTCTAGTAACTCTTTCATTGGTCTATAAATAAATTGTCCTCTGCTAATATTTTTCTCAACTCATTACGGCAATATTTGTAAGCCTTGTAAGTTTCGTCCGATAATTCTTTGTACTTCATTTCTGAGCGAAGTAGCTGGTCAAAATCCCAAATTGCACTTTTGTAATTATGTCCATTTATTGCAGCTTGAAAATCACTATTTTCTTCAGGTAGGTCAAATTCTAGTATTGCTTTCATAACGGAAAGTTAGTTATAAATCCATCATTACGTTAAACGGTAATTTTCCATATTCTAGCGTTATGCCAACGCCAATTGCTGGCTTTTTCCCAGCCTTAGCGTAAGCCATTGCATAGGTCCGCTTATCTATTCCGCAACCGACTTGTTTGCCAAATAGTTTAAAGTTTTTGCCAACAACAAAATTGGTATAAGCCTCAGTATGTCGATGGCCTTGTATTGTCGAAATTAAATCCGATTTGGCCCTGGCTATTGCCGTGCCTTGCTCGCCGTGGACGTAAAGATTATCGTATAAAATATATTCCTCAACGAAATCCCAGTAAGGAGTTTCCAAAACTTCTTTATACGTCTTAATCCACTTTTTAGAAATTCCAGCCGTGTAGGCTTTGCGCATTACCAGGCGGTCGTGATTACCAATTATAACCGTGGCCTCCGGGAATGCATCGCGCCATTTCCTTATTTTTTCGATTGCAATATTTAATTCGTCTACAGCGCTAAGTCCGTCCGGATCAGTCTCGTGATAACTGGCAAAATGATTGTCGATAATGTCGCCTAAGAAAACGACTTTTTCGCATTTGTATTTTTTCTTTTGCTCAATACAAAACTCTAAATAATCGTCCAGGCAAAATGGCTCGTGTAAGTCGCCAATTTCCAAAACACCTCCACTACTTCGCGCGTTGCGCAATCCTCGTATTAACTCAAATTCGGCTCTGGTTAATCTCGGTCTAAATTCCTCCATTTAAATAAGTAGGTTAGATATTATTGTTTTAAGCAAGTCAAAAAAAGACTCAACGGAATGCTCCGGTAATTGGAAAGCGGCAACACCTCCAACCACAATTAAAAAAACCGCCCAGATTCCCAGACGGATAATTTTAGATTTATCGACCTTGTCCACGATATTTTTTAGGCTTTTGCTGCGACTTGCTAAACGACTTTTTAGCCGCTCCGTTTCTACGCTTGCCAAACGATGTTGGCTTTAAAGTTTGAGCCGCTTTCTTCATTTCTTAAACTTTGCCCACAATTTTTTAATATCCTCCAAAAAAAACTCACTTTTTTTAATTTGCTCCCATAATTTGATAATCAAACCAAGAAACGTCAAAAGTAGAATAAGGAATTTTAGGCTTTCGTTCATATCGATAATCGATGCAAGCGTTCCAATTACTCCTAATCCTAATACTTGTTCAAATGGAGGGATGTGGCTCATTTCATTAATTGCTAATCGTTTACCAAAAATAAGGCATTTTAAAGCAATAAAAAAAGGGCTATTTCTAGCCCTCTAAATTCTCGATAATGGGTTACCATTACTTGTCTGCTAAAGCCTCAAATAAAGGCGCTAAAACAAGCACAGTAAAGCCTTTAGCCTTGACCTTGTCCTTAATCAAATCGGCATCGCTTTTGGTCATCTCGATTTCTCCCTCAGAATAGTAAATTTTCTTTGCCAACTCGTAAACTCTAATTGGGTCGTCCTTTTCCTCGGCGGTAAATAAAGCGTTTCCAACTAACTTGGACAATAGCATTGGCTCGCCCTGGATTGAGTTGCCTTCGATGTCTTTAATCTCAATTGCTAAATTGACTTTCATATAATGGTGAGGTTTAATTTTTCGGCAATATAGGAATATGCTTGGTCATTTGAATTATCCCAGTTTAAATAATCCTCGCCGCTCATTGTAACGTTTCCGTCCGCAAGCGTTTGACCGATAACCAAAGGCAATGCCTCAGTACCTTCGCCGCTACTGCAAAGAGAGTAATAAAACGTACAAGACGATTCCAAGTTGTCGTTAATAATGTAGGCGTTTAATAAATTGGCCTCAAAACTTTCGCCGTTTTTCCAGATTCCGATTGGTTCAATTTGTTTCATTTTTTTGTTGTTTAAAATTATAAAGTTCCCATATATACGGCTAAAATATCATAATATTCTAAACCGATTTGTACTCTTATCCATCTGTTTGGTGTTGATGTCCCACTAACTAACGCCCGACCTAATAGCCATCCGTTGGAGGTTGTTCCAACTGGTTGCGCCGTTCTAATTGCTCCGTTTACTTGCAATTTGGAGCCGTTATCGGAGGTGCTGCCAACTAAAACATTACCACCAGTAGTAATTCCAAAATAATTAGTTGGCCAACCAGTAAAACTGCTTGGTGAATTGCTTGCACGATAACCAATACCAAAAGAATCTGAAACACCCCAAGCAGAGGTAACCTGTCCAACTGTCCAGCTACTAGCAACTGCGTCTGAATAAAATAAAATAGACGGTCTATCTGAGGCACCTGTTACCCCGTTAGAAAACTCCGCAACAATACCATAACTATGGTTTCCATTTGTATTTTTAAATTTTGCAGCTGGAAAATAAAGACCACCAGAAGAGTGAGTATTACTTATGTTTAATAGACCTTGTCCCTCTGTGGCAGCACCGACTACATTTAGTTTTGAACTAGGACTAGTCGTCCCAATCCCAACGTTGCCTCCGTTCTTAACAGTCATTAAATTAGTTAATGAACCGTTTAATACATTAAAATCTCCAGTTGTTAACAATCTAACGTCATCGGTTCCGCTTGGAATTCCTAAAGTTTGAATTGATAATCCACTACTTGAACGTTTAAAGCGCAAATATTTTCCATTGTCCAAATACAATTCATCACTTGAGTAAATTGCCCCGCTAACTTGCAACCTCGCTCCGTTGTCTGTGGTTGTGCCGATTAAAACGTTACCTGTACTGCCATTATTTAAAATAATTTTTTGACCATCTATAAATAAAGGGAAATTATAATTGCCACTACTTCTATTTATTGCATTTATAGAATAAGATGTGCTTGATGTGCCCATCTCTAAATAGTTTGCACCGCTAGATGTTGTGTATCCAGTTGCATTTATTCCAGCGCCAGCCGTCACGCTACTGCTAAAGGTCGCTGCGCCTGTGGAGGCTGCAATGGTTAAACGCTTTACTTGATTAGTCCCAAATTCTAAATTAGTATTCCCAACAGTTGTAAATACTGAAGCATTTGCAGTTCCCCCTGTTAATAAACTTCCTGCCGCAGTACCTTCAATTCCAAAAATAGTATGAGCAGTATTATTTAATAATTGCAAATACTGAAATCCAGTTGTTGCACTCAATGATTCAAAAACAATTTGATTATTTCCTAAAGTACTAACAAATTTATTTGTAGTTCTAACAACCCCATCTACCTGCAACTTTGCCCCGTTGTCTGTAGTTGTGCCGACTAGGAGGTTGCCTCCGCTGGTTAGGGTCATCGCTTGCGTAAAGCTTATAGCGTTTCCAGCCGTGCCTGATGGGGCGTTGAACCATTGGTGTTGTCCGCTTTGCTGATTATATAAAGTAGAAAATGTTGAAGCACTATAAGAAGCAGAACCACCACTCCATAAAATATTTGTACCTATTAGCGTTTGATTTGTACCTGAATAAATAGAGGTTCCGTGTGCTGCAATTTGAAATAAAGCATATCCGCTTAACCCCCCAGCACTAGGAGTTACTCCCAAGCCAAGGTTTCCTACGCTGGTTAGGTTCATCTTTGCAGTTCCTCCGCCAGTTTGCCAATTATGGCTTGCAGCATCGTAAAACAAATTTGAATAAGCCGAACCAGTATAAGCTTGTATATCTACTTGGCTTGATGGAGTTAATCTTAAAACTCCAGCAATGTCTATTCTTGTACCAGTATCTTGGACAATACTATTCCCAATCGTGCTGGCTCCCGTAAACTTTGGCAAGTAGTTAGTCGTTCCAGTTCCCGTTACTGGGTTAGTTAAAGCGTTTTGTTTGCCGTTAAAGGTTGTCCAATCGGTACTTGATAACAAGCCGTTTTGAGAGCCGCTAGCCGTTGCAATTGCCAGCGTAATAGTTCCGCTCGTTGTTACTGGAGTTGAGCCAATAGTTACGCCGCTAGTTGCTGAGGATAAGCCTACAGAGGTAACAGTTCCCACGTTAAACGTGCGGTTGGCGCTCAAGTCTTGAGTCGTGCCGTTAATTGTTATTGTTCTACTTGTTGGAACGTAGCCGCTTAAATCTGGCGAGTAAATTGGAATGTTTAAGGTACTACCTACCAAAGTAGCCGCGCCACTTGAGCCAGTAGTTGTAAGCGTTAAAGCATTCTGTTTTGCGTTAAATGTCGTCCAGTCCGCTGAACTCAAAGCGCCTCGATTTGTAGCGCTTGCAGTCGGCAAGTTAAACGTATGAGTTGCCGTTGCGCTAGCAATGTTAAAGTCCGTTCCGCTAGTCCCAACCGCAAAGTTTTGAACTTGAGCGGTCAACCCATTCAAAGCCGTTAAACCAGTCGTAAACGTGGTTATAATCTGGCATAAATGGTTATCCTCAGTATGCATCGTAATTGTACGGCCAGAATGAGTAACGTAATAACGAATAGCAAGCCTGTCCGTTAAAGCCAGCGTTGTTGTTGGAACGGCAAGCGTGCTAAAATAAGCCGTTACATTTGTTCCAAACGCAATTAATTCTGGAAACGTGCTATTTGATGCAAGTAAGGTAAATGTTGTTCCGTTGTACTTATATAATTCAACGTAAAAGGTTGGCGAACCGCCACCACTTGACGCGCTAAAGTAAGTTTCAAAATTCCAGTTACCTCCGGGAATCTCTAGTAAATTTGGGTCGCCAGCATCCGTTAAAAATGAGGCGATATAGCCGTTTGCATTAATTGTAAAATCTGTTCCAGCTCCTAAAATTGGAACTTTATTTAATTCCTTATAAGCAACGCCTCCAATTGTACCTTGGTTAACCGAGCCGTTTAAATAGTAACTAACAGACGAACCGCCGCCGCTAGACTCTGGAAAATCTGCTAAACTGCCGTCGCCTCGAATGTATTGTCCAACAGTTCCCGCGCCAGTAACCGCAAGCGTTCCAGCGCTTGTAATTGGACTGCCACCAACAGTAAACGCGGTCGGCATAGTTAACGCAACCGAGGTGACGCTACCAGTACCGTAGGCCGTGGAATCGACCGAGCCGTTAGCTTTTAAAAATTGCGCCGATGTACCGCCAGCCTTTACAAAAGACCCCGCTTGGATTGTTTGCGCTCCTAAATTAACAGTTGTTACGGCGCCAGTATAAGGCACAAAACCGCCGCTGGAATTCTCCCATTTGCTGGTAGACGAATTATAAACTAAAACCTGGCCATTACTTGGCGAAACAATCGAAACGTCGTTTAAATCGTTTAGGTCCAAATTGCCCTGGTCGGTGTTTTCCCATTTGCCAGTTACCGAGTCATAACGCAAAATTTGCCCATTGGTCAAACCGCTAATTGCAACGTCGTTTAATTCGTCTAGATTCTCAGGTAAACCGCTTAGAAACGTGGCCTTTGTCGTCTGTTTATTTACGCCGCTTTGCCAAATTAGTATAATATCGGAATCGCCAACAGTTGTTGCAATCGGAAAATCTATAAATCGTCTATTTGCCATCGTTAGGAAATTGGGTAAACGTATGCGGTCGGTACTTGTCCAAAGGTAATGCGCGCAACGCGCGTTGCAAAATCGTACTCCCAGCCAATTACTTGCATTTTCACCGTAGTATAACCAGAATAATTAAGAGAAACCGGTAAATAAGCGTTTCCAATCGTATCGCCTTTGCGTCTAAATGATCCCTCTAAACGATAACTTAAAGCGTTGTAAAGAGTCAACACGTTACGAGCGTAACAATCGCGCAAAGTAGGCGAATAACCGCCCAAAAGCGCCTGGTTTTCAAATGAAATATTAGTTTGAGCGTAGGTAATTGTCCCGTTGGCGTTTACTTGCAAAAGAAACGTCGACGTCTGGTAATTATTGCCGTTAGAATCCTTTAAAAAGACTTGCAATTGTACGTTTGCCTCGCCTGTATAATCGTAATTTGTAAAGGTTACCGTCAGGTTTCTTTGCGTGCTAGAAATTGTCGTAACAATCGGCAAAATTGCCGAGCCAACAGGAGGAATTCCGGACAAACTAGAAACTAAAACAAAGGTCGAATCAATAGTAAAACCAGCGCTGGCAACAAATTGCCGCTGGTATTGACCATTTACAACGCCTCCGCTAAAGTTTAACGTATTGGCTCCCAATGTATCTGTCAATCTATTAACCTGGGTAACGGCTCCGCTTGGCACCTGAATAATGTTAGGCGTTGATGCAAGGGATTTTTCAACAAAAACAATTGCTGGCAATTCGCCAATCTTTAGCCAGTTTTTAGATGCGGTAATGCATAGATCACTAAAAACCAAATCGTCCTCGCGAATACTGGTATAATCTCGAGCCGTTTGGTAAACTTTTTTTACCTCGCTTGGATTCCTTTTCCCTTCAAATATTGGAGTAATTTTAACGTTAGTAACTACGGCGCTGCCAGTTGGCCCAAAGTACTTTAACTCAACAGACAAAAAGCCAGCCGTAGGCAATACAAACGACGTAAGTTTAAATTTACGTTTGTCGTTGTCTTTAGTCGAATAGAAAACGAACGTATTGTAAGTTTCTGACCATTGCAAAAGGTTAAACGAACCCACTAAAGTAGTACCTAAATAGCGGTCAGTCCCTCCAGAGTCGACGTGTTTTACCGCAATAGCCATTGCGCTAGCCTCAGTTAAATAATCAATATCAACCTCTAGGTCTAGACTTAAACCAGCAAAGTCCAAGAAAACTGGTTTAGATGTAATTGGCTGGTCGGTTTCCTCGCCGTTTGGCATAAATCTAATATCCCAACTAACTCCTTGTTCGTCGTCGTAACCGGTTTGCTGAGGAATATTGTTAGGGAAAATTTGAATAATTGGCGAGTCTTCGTCTGGCGTAATTGTCCAATCGTAAGGCTTATAAGGGCCCTCCAAAAACCAACTGTCCTCGTTAAACGATTCGCCGTTAGTAATTACTGACTGGCCTAAATCGCCTTGTATTAAAGTTAGTTTTTTAATTGGTCTTTGGTATTGCAATAACTGGTCGGCGTTTACCGGAATCCATTTTGTTTGTGCATTATCTTGATCTCCAACAACCTCTGGCGTTTGGCCTTCATTTGAGTAACTAATCATTAATCGGTTAGTCCCATCGGAGGATAGTCCAACAAATTTATTATTGCCGTATGCTATTGTTGACCACGAATTTAATGCTGGCGCCGTTACTAATTGCCAGGTCGCAGCGTCAGTACTTATTGCAATTCTACTTGTGCCAGCCTGTCCAATTGCTACAAAAATACCATTACCGTAAGCAATTCCATACGGAGGGAAATTTATAACTCCGGCATTTGTCCAAGAAATTCCGTTTGTCGAATAATTTTGGCCTGTTGTAAACTTGCCGTTTGCAAAAATTATTTTGTTTGTTCCAATATTTAAATTTAAACCAGTCCAGTTTATACCGTCGCTGGAATACATTGTGCGGTTAGTGCCAGTATTTGCAATAGCCACAAAGGTATTATTTCCAAAGGCTACGGATTGCCAAGAATTGCCATTATTTGATGCGCTGCGTAATGTCCACGAAATGCCATCTGGCGAGGTAACAACTCGATTACCTCCGCCATTTGCAACCGCAACAAACAAACCATTACCGTAAGTAATTGCCTTTAATGCTGGCCCGTTAGTAAATGGAGTGTAACGCGTCCAGTTAACGCCGTCCGTTGAAATTTGAACGTTTGTAATTAAGTCAATTCCGGAAAACTCAGCGCCAACCGCTACAAATTTGCCATTTGCATAAACGACGTCCGATAAACCAAAAGACCCAACGGTTACGCTTGTCCAGTTTACGCCATCATTTGAATGCATAATGCTAAACGAACCATTTGAAACCGCAACAAATTTCCCGTTTCCGTAAGCAATTCCGCTATATGGATTTGCGTTTATTGTTTTTGAATACCAGTCGGTAGCCGAGCCAATTGCGCTATTTTCGTAACTTTCTTTAACTGCGTAAGTATTCCAATCGTGAATGTAAATGGTTGTCGTGTCGATGTTTCTACATATTGCACGCTGAATAATCCAACGGCCATTTCGTTGAAACAATACCCAACCCATTGTTTTGCAAATTTCTAGCA